CGCTGTCCCAGACCCTTGCCAGCCGGGTGTTGTAGAACACCTGCATGGGCTCCAGGTCGCCCTTGGCCTGCGCCTTTTTGGCTTTCTCGAATTGCTTGGCCAGAGCCCGCCAATCCATCCAGCCGGGCGGCGAGTACAGCGCGTTGAGGTTGAAGCCCACGGTTTCGCCGTCGCCAATGGACGTGGCGCGCCACTCGCCTTTGGCAAGCATCTCGCCCTTGTGGTGCTCCTCGATCAGCACATCGCAGTCGGGGCCGGCGCACTGGTAGTGCGCCAGTGTCAGGTCAGCTGAGTAGTGCAAGCGCTCCCATTCCAGCGTCTGCATGTGCCCGCAGGTCGGGCACGGCACGAAGTAGTAACGCTGGTCGCTGGCCTCGAACAGATCGGCGATCCGCGACGCGCCTTTGATCGTTGGGGAGCTGGAGAAGTAGAACTTGGCGTTGCGGCCGAAAGTACTGCCCCGGGTTTCCGCCAGTTCGATCGGGTCACCCTCCTCGCCCACGTCGACTTCCCAGCGGTCCACTTCGTCGCCGTACACGTACCGCGCGGAAAGCTCAGCCAGGTTTGCGGCTGAGCCTGCGGTGGTGACGTACAGCGAGCCGCCTTCGAACTCCTTGGTGTCCATGGTGTTGCGCGAGTCACGAGACCGGGTTGCCGCCACGCGTTCGCGCAGCACCGGCGTGGCCTTGATCGTCTTGCTGATCCGCGACGACACCCGCTTGGCAAGGCCCAGGCTCGGCAGCAGCGTAAGAATGTTCGACGGTGCCATGTGGATCAGGCCGCCGATCCAGTTCAGCGCGATCTGCGTTTTCATCAACTGCGAAGCCACCATGGTGACGACGCGCTTGCACGGGTGCGCCGGCGACAGGCAGCGCATGGGCTCGCGGGCATACGGCGTGCGCGAGGTCCGGTACTGGCCGGGTTCGGCGGCGCCAGTGTCACGCGGGATGCGCATGTACTCATCGGCCCACTCGTCGACCCAAAGATCCGGGTCGGGAGTCAGCCCCCGGAAATACGCCTCGCGGTACACCTCTGCACCGTCTGCGTATCCAGGTTGCATAGGCTTAGCTCTGTGTCATGGCTTGTAGAAGATCGGCATCGCCCATGCGGCTGGCGTCGTTGAAGACTCGGCGGAACGTGCCCGTCAGATGCTTTTCGATTTGCCAGGGATCGGTCATCGCCGCCAGCTCGGGAGCCAGTTGCGGTGACAGGCCGAACACCAGATCGCGCAGCATGCGGCCGGCGGTAAATGCCGCTTGGGTAACGGCTTCGCGCTCAACGAGGTTGCCTTGGACCTTGTGATACTCGGCCTCGGCCAACTGCGCCATGAAGAACTCGCGCTGGGCTCGGGCCTTCTGGTAGTCCGGGGCCTTGCCGGTAAGCGGCACCGCAGGTGTTTCGGCGGTGATCGACAGCTCTGAATACACGTTCCGCTCAAGGCGGTCCTGATCATGCCGTGCGGTGACGGCGGCTTTGCTCGGATCGGCCGATGAGGCGAGGAGCAGCTCGGTGGCTTCGAGATCGACCTTCCCGTCCTCGGTCAGGACCAGGCGGTCTTGTTTGGCCAGCTTGGAAACGTACGATTTTGCCCAGCCACGGCGGGCGGCAAATTCCGTTTTGCTGATGACGGTCATGATGAGAAGTCCAGTTCACCCAATAAACACAGGTAGTTCACCTGTTCACTCGGTTCACTAAGCTGGTGAACCACCCGCTAACAAAATGCCGCGGGTTTCCTGCCCCGTACCCCGGCCAACCCGGCAGGGTCCCCGGCCCCTTCCTGACCGAAAATCGGCATTTCACGACCGATTTTCGCTGGAACCCGGCGTCAGATCGGCAACCCCCAGACGTTTCGCCGCCCAGCGCTCGTACAAGCTGATGGCGACGTCGGCACCTGCCATCGCAGCCAGGCAACCGAGACCGCCTGCTGCAAGAATGGAAGCGCCTGCAGCCATCAACAGCATCATGGTCGTAACTCCGGACACCACGCACGCACCGGACCGTAGCGCCAGTCGCCTCAGCAATGCCCAGCCGTGCATGCCATCTTTATCCGCCCGCCACATCTCGCCAGACACTCCGCCTACGATCGCCAACACAATCACGGTCCAGATCGGCATGTCGGCCAGGGCTTGTTGTTCGTTTGTCATTACTTCTCCAGGTCTGTCGCACCGCCGCTTTTAGAGCGGGAGTGGCAGGCATATCATCAGTCCCTTTATCGCAAAGGGAATGCACATGGTTACGTGGGTTGAGTGTTTGCAAGGGGGTGCCGCAATAGCGACTGTGGTTTATGGCTACGTACGGCTATCGCACAAGCGCCGCGCGGAGGTGAAGGCCATCGCGTATCGCTGGGGCTCCTACATTGGATGCGCAGTTATTGGCGGCGCTTCAATCATCGAGATTTACAAGTTCGGCACCAGTGCAGATCCCATTACAAGAAGGGATGTGCTGTGGCTGTTGCTGAACCTTTGGAACGCCGTTGCGTACATTGGCTGTGGCATCGCCCTCGCGGCGATCTGGCACCGTATGGACAAGCGCAAGACTGAAGAGCTGACCGACGACCCCGAAGACAAGCCAAAGCCATAAAAAAACCGGCCCATTGGGCCGGTTCTCATGAGCGCCTTCTGCGCCCGCACCTATCGAAGATGACTACTTTTTACAGGTCGATTCCGGTGGCAGCAACCCGGTTTTAACGCCACCGGCGAATATGTAGGCAACACAGCACCAACGCCCCGGCAATATCGACGAATACACCCACCCGGCCATTCACTTTTGATGCGCGATTTGCCTGTCCCAGAGGCCTTGGACAAGGCGGGACAGCTAAGCGCCCCGCAGATCAAAGCGTTGACCCACTGTCCTACTTCTACTTTTACTTCCTCGTATATAGAAAGAAATGAAAGGCACGCCTGCGCGTGACACGCGCGTACCCACTCGCCCGCTACGCTCACATGCGTGATGGAATGGACAGATGGGACAGTGGGACAGCCCAACGAAGACGAGGCCCGCGCTTGTCCCATTCGCTGAAACCGTAGAGGGACAAGGCGGGCCTGCGCCATGCGAACAGCCAGGGGCGAGCGAGACTTCAAGCAGCCTTCCCTATCAGCATGCCCGCGATGCACTGGTGCGCCAGGTGCAGGCGCTGATAGTAGGTGTCACGGCTGCAGCCGCAGTGGGTGTACTTCTGCGACAAAAAGCTATCCCGATTGCAGTAGTGCTCCCGCACGACCACCGAGAGCTCCGGCGCCAAGTGCTTGTTCACGATCAGCTCGATATCCGCCGACTCATCCAGCAGCACCCGGCTCCCCCGGGTGCCTCGAATCAACTCGCCTTTGCACTCCATCAGCATCGCGATCATATTGCCGCCGCTGGCACCGGCAATGCCCCGGCACGGTGAATGCAGATCCTCGGCCCACAGCTTCAGCATCTCGTCGATCCGTTTAATCATCGAAGCAAGGCTCCTCCACAGGATCGAACACCAGCGCGCTCGCCCCGCCCCAGCCATTCGGCTTTTTGTAGCCCCAAGGCCGTACCCTGCTTTTTGCCAACGCAGGGAGGCGCACCCTTCGCCAGCCGAGGCGGTGCATGATTGCCCCGACGCGCATCTGCTCTGGCTTGCCCCAGTGGCCGAAATCGAGCTTCAGCGCCTGCGCGAGCACCTCGCACCCGGTCGTGGTTTCGCCGATCTGAGACTCCTCGAGCCACATCAGAATCGGCCCCTCCCACTCATCCACCACAAAGCGCTCGTCCTGCTCCTCGGTGAACATCGCCGCCTCGTCTTTATTCACCCACCAGCGTTCGCCCGCGAGGTAACACGCCATAGCTTCGGCCCAGAGCTGATCCCGAAACTCACGCAGTGCATCAATGTCAGCCTTCGTGCATAGCACCGGCCAGTAACGACGGTTGCCGGTGGGATCCTTCAGATACTCGCCCTGGTTCGTCGTGCCAACGAACACACACTGGCGCGGCACGTCGTTCGTTCTGCGGCCGTAGCTCTCCCGGTAGGTGTCCGTGGACGCCGAGAAGAACTGCTTCGCCTTGGTGCTCTCTGCCTTGTTGAAACTGTCCAGCTCCCCCAGCTCGATCAGCCATTTGCCGCGCAGCGACATGAATGCCTCTTTGTCCCCGAGCACAAACGGCGTGTCCATAAACCAGTCGCCACCCAATGCAGCGACGGCTGAGGACTTGCCTTCGCCCTGCAGGCCTTCGAGGATCAGCACGCAATCGGCTTTGCAGCCGGGCTTCATCACCCGCGCGACCGCCGCGATCATCCAGCGCTTGGCGACCTTGCTCACATACTCACTGGGCGCGACGCCCATAAAATCCGTTAGCCAGGTATCGAGGCGGGGCACACGGTCCCATTCCAGTCCGTGCAGATAGTCGCGGACCGGGTGGAAGGAATGGTCATGCGCGACCACGCTCACGGCCTCGATCACGCTGGATGGCTTCACCCGCAGGTTGTATTGCTGGGCCAGCCACTTCATCACCCGCGTGTCATCAATATCGGCCCACGCCCCGATATCGCCGCCATAAGGAGCCGTGCGCGATTTGACGATCTTTGAACTGAACGCGCAGTAACTGATGACGCCTTTCCATCGCTCATCGTTGGCGAGGATCATCTCGACGTTGGACATATGGGCGATCAAGGCACCGTTCTCGGTACGCGCCAGACCGTCCTTCCAGCCCCCAGCCGCCGGCGGCTTGATGACCGCGAGCACCTGACGCCGAACAGTCTCAAGGCCTTCCGCGCAGTGCAGGTCGTTAAAGTCTGTCCACTTGTCGTGGCGCTCGCCCGAAAAGACCGGCCCCACGATCTGCCCGCCGACGATCAACGCCGCATTCGCGCCCTTCTCCTCGCCAGGGTTCCAGGGCTCGCCATTCGGTCGCTTCGTCTTCCAGTCATCGTCCCGGCAGACGATCAACGGGCGCCCGGGAAAGCGATCACGCATGGCCTTCGCGACTTCCCGCAAATTGCCCGCATCGAACGCCACCGCGACAGTCGCAGACGTGGCCATGTGCAGACTGGCGCCCGTGGCGTACCCCTCGCACACCAGCACCGGCTCGCCCGGCTCAGGGTGTGGACCGATCAGATGGAACGCGCCCTCCTTGCTCATCCCGTACGGCCAGTAGGATTTGTCTCGCCCGGTATTCTCCTGAACCTCGGGGAAGATCACCTGCAGGCCGACGATCTTGTCGCGCGCATCGCACATAGGCACCAAGACTGCACCCGTGCGCGGTGCATAGCGAACGCCGAAACCAACAATCTGTTTGCGGTCCAGGTACAGGCTTTTGCCTTTCTCAGGCATCCGCGCAAACAGGCTGCTCGCCCGACTGGCCGCCCGACGAGCCGCGTTGGCCGCCACCTCCGCAGCCCGCCGTTTCGCTTCCTCCTGCCGGGCGCGCATTACCTCGCGCTCCTCGGCAGTCATGCGCCCAGCCTTGACCTTGATCTTTTGCGACTCGCCGGAGCGCCAGTCACCAAAGCTGCCGAAAATGAGCGTCTCGCCCTTCTCAGTGCGATGCTCATGCACCACATACCAGCCGTTTTTCTCCCTGCCCTTGTCCTGAGACGTCTTGCAGCGGGTCAGCTTGCCGTACACCAGGGGCACAGCGGGCTCCAGACCGTAATCTGCAAGTTGCCCCATTACTTCATCAATCATGCCGAACTCCCTGTACTTCCAACTTCGTCTGGCACTGCATGCACCGCACGCAATTGGCAACGGCAAAGCGCCGGGGCCAGGGAATCAAAGCTCCACACCCGACACAAAACATCGATGGGGCCTGAGCCTCGGCAGGCTTGCGCGCTGCCAAGGCCAGATCCATTGACTTCAACATCAAGTCATTCGCAAAGTCGGCGGCGTCAGACATGGCCCACCCCCGACTTGCGTGTGGCTACCGTTAGTTGTCCACGTAGGAACAATCCTCGGCTTTTTTCCGAAAGATCCCTCAGCTCGCGGGGGTCCACTCCTCCAGCCCCATGAGCCGCTTGGCTTCGCCGAACGATAGAATTCGGGCGTCGTCCGGCGGGTTGGTAATGGCGTTCGTGAGGTACAGAACGCCGCTCGGGATGACCTCCGTTTCGTGCGGAGAATCGAGGACCTGAGAGAAGCCGAAGAAGTCCCGCATTTGTTCGGCGAGTTGGGTTTTGCCGCAGCCTTGTGAGCCCACAACGATCAGGGTTTGCATGCTGTTTTTCCTTTTTGAGTGAATTGGAGTTGCGATGGTGTTTCAAGGAGATATGCGCTTTACACACTTCCCTTATTGCCTGCGTAAGCTGGACGACGGGCGCTACATACTGGTCAATCGCCGGTACAAGCCACTGGGAGTCGTCAGCCGTAAAAGAGTCGTGTACGAGGACCACCCCACTGCGATGCGCACTGAGGGACTTACGGATGAGTTGGCACTCGAAATCGACGTTAACGGAGGGGCCAAGCCGGACCATATCTATCTGTACAACGGAGCAAGCACCGCACCGAGGACCGAACAGGCCACCAGCGAATACCTTCAGCGTCTGAGCAAGCTCATGACGCTCAAGATGTACGCGGCCGCTTAGTAGAACGGGGGCTGGCCTATCCACGGTCAGTCCCTCGCGTCGTGCGATGGACGTAGGTCGCGCGATTGAGCATCCCAAGCAAGCCCTGAATGCCGCGAAACACCTGCAGGCGAATCTCGGCCATTTCAGAGTCGTTGACCTGCCCGTCACCGATGCTTTTCGCCCAGGTGTCCGCCAGATCGGCGACCTGACGGAAGTAGGTAGCGATACCAACGGTCAACGTTTCAGGCATGTCGCAGGTGTAGGCCTCGGCCAGTTCCTGCCAGATCGTGTCGCCGACCAGGGCGTGTACTGCGTCGAGAATGCGGCGGTCCTTGGTCAGCTCCAGGATCTCGCCGAACTCCTGCACGTTGATCATGTGGCTGGGGTGCGTGGGTGAAAGCTTGTGCTGCAGCGTGGACGCGTTTCTGCCGGTGGTGGCGGCAATTGCAGCGGCGCCCCCGGGGTAGTCCCGAGCGGCGTGATAGAGCGCTAATTCGAGCGTCAGGACTTCCCTTTGCGCTCGAACAACGGAATTCAGAGCAATACGGCTCATGGCATTAATCCCTTCAGGTTGCCAGTGCCGCGCGGGACGCAATGGTGGTAAATTGCCCGCGTGGCTGAGAGGCCCAAAACGCCGGCTAGACCCGTAAAGTCGAAACCGGCACCATGCCGGGGCGAGCAATTCATTTGCTCACCCCTGGCGCAACAGCTGCCCAATCTGTGGTGGAGACGGCAG